TGAGAACCCGGTCACACGACCGGTCTTCACGAGGCCCCATGCGGTTTCGTCGCAGACCCCGCCGATGAGCCAATCGCCTGCCTTGATGACGGTCCCGTCGGGCTGCTCCCAGTCCGGGCCCCGATAGATGTACGACTCGGTGACCTCGAAGCGCCCTTCGGTTTCCGTGCCGTCCACGTGGAAGAGGCCGACCTGTCGGGTCTTGATGAACCCCCACGCGGCGAGCTCGAGCTCTTCGGCGGTGAAGTAGTCCCGTGCGCCGTCGGCACCGCGTGCGATGCGCGGGTCGCGCCCGGCCTGGTAGCCGAGGCCCAACAAGTAGCGTTGTTCGGCCATGACCGATCGCCCCTTTCGCGGGTACGGTGGGCGGGTGTCGTGGCGTGATCTGCTGCCGTTGACCCGCTGCGCGCGGGGGACGTGTGACTGGCGGGTGTCCGAGAAGGCGACCGTGCGGTGCGAGTCGTGCGGTCTGACGGACGCGCCCGCGACGCGGTTCTGGCGGGTGCTACTCGCTGGCGTCCGTCGCCGTTGACCCCGGGTCGACGGGCGAGAGTGAGCACCGGCATTGCGGGTGCGCTGGCAGGTCCGGCTCCGACCCCAGGTCGTACGGTGAGTCGGACGCGTAGTCCTCGCAGATCTCGCACGCACCGGGTGACAGGAGCCACTCGACTTGCTGCACCCCGGCGTCCTGGTAGGACGACACGGACGCCTGAGTGACGGCCCGCGCGGTTTCGGTGCGGGCGATCATGTCCGCACGGCGCGGGTCGTTGACGACGTCCATGAGCGTCCCGGCGATCTCGTCCACACCGAGGCCGTTCGCGACCCCGTCCGCGAGCCGGTTCCCGAGCGTGTCGAGGAGGCTGCCGGTGATGCCCTTGACGGTGACCTGCGCCCGGTCGAGCAGCGACGCAAGACCGCCGTCGTCCAGAAGCGAGGACGCCGGGATGTTCCCGGGCTTCCACGCCGCCCAGAACGCCGCCCAGTCCGCCGGGGTCGACGGCATCGCCACGGACCCCAGCGACGCTGTGACACCGGTCTGCTGCGCCGCCACGAGGATCCCCGCGACGTACGCGTCCCCGTACGCGGCCACGAGGGCCTGAATGAGGCTCGCGGTGTCCGGGGACAGGTTGCCGTTGACGAACGCCCGTGCGGCAGCCGTCTGGTCCGGTGTCGGGTTAGGCATCGGGGTTCGTCTTCACGAACGCGGCGACCATCGCCCGCACCTGACCCTCAGTGATCGACCCGGCCACCGCTGCGGCGATCGGGTCCGCGTGAGAATCCACGAGGGCCTCCTCAACGTGCCGCACCGGGTGCGCCTCCCACGCTGACGCCTTGGCTATCGGGGCATCGACCGGGGCGAGCGCCGCATGGACGAGATCGATGCTCGCCGCGAGTTCGGCACGGACCATCGGATTGCCAGGCAGGTCCGCTGGGTCAATCCAGAAGATCGCCTCGAACGAGTCGCCGTCCGGGTCTACAACCTGCCCGCGTTCGGCGATAGCGATCTGGGATTCGCTGTCGATTGTGTAGACGAGTCCCTCGTAGATGCCATCGGGCGTCACCCACCCGCCCGACCAAGTGCCACCGGCCGGCAGAAGACACCCGGTCTCCTCCTGCCACTCGCGAACCGCAGCCTGCCGTGAGGTCTCGCCGTCCTCGATGTGACCGCCAGGAAATTCGACCTTGCCCGCAGCGGGGTCAGCCATTTGTCGGCCCTGGCGGGTATATTGAGAGGATGCTCAACATCGACGCTCTCCCCTCGCGGATCAGAAGCAAGATTCGAGTCAGCACCGAAACCGGATGCTGGGAATGGACGGCCGCGATCGGCACCGTCGGTTACGGCAAGATCGTGTGGGAAGGCCGAGTGGTCGATTCGCACCGCGTGGTCTACGGGCTGCTCGTTGGCCCTATCCCCGACGGCCTCGTGATTGACCATCTGTGCCACACGCCGGAATGTCGCGACTTCGCCGATAGGACCGGGTGTACCCATCGACGCTGCCAGAACCCCGAGCACATGAGCACTGTGACGCAACGCGCCAACGTGCTGCGTGGAATGTCAGCGCCAGCAATGAACGCCCGCAAGACACACTGTGCCGCTGGTCACGAGTACACCAGTGAGACGATGACGCTCGACTCGGGCGCCCGCCGGTGCAAGATCTGCCGGCGAGAAGCCGACCAGCGACGTCGACCAAGAGGAATCGAGCGCCCTGGTCACGTGAAGGACCGACAGGTGCCGTTCAAGCCGCGCGGTCTCTCACCGAAGGATTAGCCGCCGGCTGCGTCGTCGTCCTCGTCGAGGGCGCGTTGCAGCATCAGGACGCGGCCCGTGTCGAGCGCGTGGACGCACAGACCTGCGGCGACGAGCTCACCGGCGGCCTTGCGGACCGACGCGCGCCCCGCCTGGTTGAGGCGGTGCGCCGACGTCGCATCGACACCGGTGAACGTGAAGTCACGCCACTTCCCGGCACGCTTGCGGGCCTTCACGAACCGGTCGAACGCGGCCTTCTCCATGGCCTCGTAATGCTCGGCCTCAGTGTCGTCGTCCTCGTCTTCGGCCTTGAGGACCGGTGCGGCCTCTGCGACGGCGTCCGCCGCGAGTGAGGTCGTGTTGTCCGCGGGGTACAGCTTGACCGCGAGCGGCTCGCCGGCTGGCGGCTTCTGCGGTGCCACACCCTCGACGGGGGTGAAGGGCTTGTGCGGCAGCGGTGCACCGAGCAGCGGCGAGTAGGTCTCGGTGTCCGTCGGACCCGACACGGCCATGAACGCCGACAGTGGGATCGGGCCACCGCGGGCGGTGAACACGAACCGCTGCATCGGGTTCTCGTTGTCGATCGGCAGACCCAGGAGCTCCGAACGCATCTCGTCGGGGGACGCCGCACCTTCCTCGACGTAGATCTTCCACGCCTGCGCTTCCTGCAGGCGGTCTTCCTTGTCGCGCCCGGTGTCGAGGCTGATCTTCACCGGCAGACCAAGGTCACGCTGCAGGTACCGGGTCAGGGTGCCTTCGACGTACCGCACCCAGGGCAGGGTGTTGACCCGGAACTGCAGGTCCGTCTGCGTCTCGCCCGTGGCCCGGTTCACGTCCATGGTGATGCCGAGGTCCTGCGGGACGACCCCGAACGCCATGGCGGTGCGTGACGCGAGGTACTCGGGGAACGCCTTGTCGAACGCGGCCGGCCGCGACGACGTGACCTTCGTCCCGTTCGGCACGGCGAGGAGCTGGTGCAGCTTCGCCTGGTCGCCCAGGACCGTCGCGTCCCAGTAATCCTGCCATTCGGCGACCTGGTCCGGGCTGGTGATGTCCGGGGGGAGCTCGATGAACCCGGCCGGGACGGACCCGTCGGTGAACATCTGCAGGAAGTGCCACTGGAAGCGGATGTCGGTGTTCGCGTTCAGGAGGATCGACTCGATGGGGGCGAGCCCGTACGGCGAGTCGGCCTGGGGGCGGAACGGCACGTACTCGATGTCGTCCGACGTGAGGTCGATCCACGGCATACCCTTGACGATCTGCTGGTATGCGGGCGCGGGCGGGCGCGGGCGGCGCCCGTTGTCGTCCACGACCGGGGCGATGATCGTGCCGTCGACAACCTCGAACGCGATGAGTTCCCCGTCGAAGTTCCGGCGCCGGTACAGGGGCGCGGAGTCGTACCGGAGGGCGTTTTCCAGCCACTTCGACAGCCACGCGTCGTACGGGAGTTCACGGTCGGGGAACGCGAGGGCGGACTGTGCTGCCTCGATCGCGATGTCCAGGTCACCCTTGACGCCGTCCTTCGGCAGGAACATCGGTTCCATGCTTCGGATCTCGTCGATCTTGTGGTTGATGCACGCGCGGGCGATGTCGTAGGAGTCGATCAGGGCCTTGAGGGTCTCGAACGATGTGCGACCCCACGACCCGCGGGACCGTGTCGAGATGTTGACCCCGACGGGGTAGTCCATCGCGCGTGGCCGCTGGGAGTACCCGATCCACGGGTTCAGCGGGCGACCGGGGCCCATCTGCCCGGTGTTGTCCATGCCCTGTGCGGCGAGGGCCGTGTTGATCGCGCCCGGGGTGTTCGGGTAGGTGGACTTCACGACGTCGGTGGACGGCAGAACCGTGGGCACCACCTTGTACGGGGCCTTGCGTGAGGTCCGCCTACGGGACATCGGCGTTCCTCCTCTGGGTCAGGTTTGCCCGCCAGTCGCGGGCCGTCGTCGTCACGGGGGTGTTCTCTGCCTCGAGGCGGGACTTGAGCGCGGTGAGGAACGCGGCACCGGATCCGCGGGTCAGCAGGAGCCGTGAGAGGGCTTGGGAGGTGGCGTCGACTTGGTCGTCGTGGGCGGCGTTGGGGAACGCTGCGGCTTCGTCGATGAGGGCGTCGGGGTCCCACCCGCCGAGCGCGACCGCCGCGGTGGGCAGGTGGACGTTGCCGGCTTCGATGACGGGGGCGACGGCGTTGGCACGCGCGTACTTCGACTCGGTTGGGGTGACGGGGACGATGCCGGGGATCTTCGAGCGGAGCTGGTCGATGACGGCGGTCCCGTTGGCTTTGTCCTCGACGTACTTCGCGGTGGCTTGCGGCCACCGGGCGGTCATCGACTGGAACGCGGTCACGGTGTCGGTGAATGACAGTCGCTTGTGGATCTGCTCGAGGAGGAACACGTCGGCGCCTTTGCGGGCCCAGACTTGCCCGACGACGAAGTCGGACCCCTTGGTGTCCTTGAACGCCATGTCCCACGACTGGACGATCTCGTCCATGTCGGGCACGAGGTACGCCCCGGGCGTGGTGGGGTGCTGGGACCA